CAGGTGGCGTCTAAGGTACATCACAGTGCTAATGGACCCACGCGACGCTATGCTATTCTCCGGTGAACGTATGACGTCCCTGTTTAACCGTTGGCTCGTGTTGATGCTAGAGTTTGCCGAGGACATTAGATGCCTTGGAGACCTAGAAGGAGTACGAGCTATAAACGCGACACTGGACGGAAAGCGTAGAACCACGATTGGTGACGGAGACGACAACTTACAAGGGATAGTGGCAGGACGGTATTCTAGTCAGGAAGAACGTGTGGACCGGTTCGCAGACATGTACAAATTATTGGATTGTTGTTCATCACCGCAAGAACGCACAGACGCAGAAGTCTTGTCGCGTTACCACATATGGTGCGGACACCAAACCGGGTATGTACATGTTGGAAAATTGGAACGGAACATGGGTCGCTTGATAGCATTTAAGATTTTGCGGTCTAATTTGCCCGATGATGTTACACAAACAATGTTGACACAAAAAGAATTGGCTATGATATGTACAGATATCTGGCAGAGGATCATGTCTTTGCAGTCAACCATGGTTGTAAGACATTTCGCTCGAGCCATGTTTGAGTACGCCTATAGCAAATTGAATGACGTTAACGCTGCAACAGTATATGATGATGATCAGAAGCGACTTGGACATGAGGATGGGGATCATCGTCTAGCAGATTGCCTGAGTGACATTAACTCAGTACTGGCGCACGCGAAAACGAGTACCTGGGCGATGGTGAAAGTGTCACATTTCAAGAACATCAAGGAGTTGAATTCACATCGGATTGAGCAATTGAAGGCGGAATGGGCTGAGGCAGATCTCATCATGAGCATGGCGGAGATAGAAGACAAACACTTACTTCATCCCGTTACGTTTGTGGAGGATTTTCCCATTTCGTCTAATGTAGCTAAGGCATTAGGCTTGAGTAAAGAGTGTATCGAAAGCATCGTTGCGCGCGAGAAGCGCAACAAGCCTCAAGATGCCGACGATAAGCACGTTGCACCCTTGGTACAACTTGGTGCAGCACTCCGATCTCAAGTTGGTGAGCCTGCTGACGTGGCTAGCCTGTCCAGCACCGGAAGCGCGGAGAACACACGCGTGGATCCAGCATGCGGACCTTTGCAGTTTGATATTTCGGGGGGTGACCTACCATGCGAAAGGGCATTGGAACTTGGAGCTGATAATGAGGATGATTTGAGGGCCGCTGCCGGCCTGAATCTCCAAAGTATTAGTGATGACCGAGGTTGGGAACCCGTAAGTTCACACACGATTGTGGATGTTCCGAATAGTAACAGTGAAGGGGCTGGGGTGCCTAGTGGGCCTGACTTGAGCATTGCTCAAGCCAGGATCTCCAATGCAGGAGATAAAACCGCAGGTGGGCCGAAGTCAAACAACCCCAATGTGCAGGGGTTGCCTTGCTCAGGAGAGGCGGCGGACAATGTTGAGGTGGTCGATTTGGAGCTAGGAATGGGACACGCCCGTCCAGCACCCGGATTAACGCTGGCGCCGGCTGATGTGGAAACACAGCGGCTGGATCAGCCAAAGACCACTCCAGAAACGGTAACCATCGAGTTATCAACATTGCTTCAAGCCTCACCTAGTGTTACGAGCCGCGAACCTGGAGAATTGGGCGAACCCAGGGGAGTAGGGCAAGGATTGGCACGGACGAACTACTTAGGCACGGGTGTGAATGCGACAGAACGACGGGGTAACGATCAGTCTCCAGCTGAGGTGGGCGGTTTTCTTGAGCCACGTCCATTCCCCAAGACGCCAACTGTCCTGTCTTCTGAACAGGATGCTCTAGGAGTATGCCAGCAATCATATTGCTCGGTTGACCGTACTACCACAAGTTTCGGTGAATCGAGCAATATGGATGCTGGGATACTCCAAAAGCGTTCTGAGAAGGCTGTGGGCGGATCCCAGCATTCACGTTGCTCGATTGACAGTAGTGGAAGTCAGGCACATGGCGCTAAAATTGCCGATAAGCGCGACCGAGGAGGTGCGAAACCGAATGCGCGGGGTAGCATCAAATCGCCATTGCATGTCAACGGAAATTTGCAATGGAGGGTGGTACAACGACGTGGAACACGAGGACGTGATCACAAGCGTCAACCACCCGATTCCCAAGGTCCAGGGAATAAAAAGTAGCACTACAAGATAGTGAGCCTTAGGCATCCGCCTGAGAAACTGGTAATTTGTAATTTGTGCTTGCTGCAGAATAGCAGTTTTACTGCTTGTGAATAGGAGGTCTTGATACCACCTCGCGTGCACTCACTTGCATTCTTTAGAGTCACCACGGGAACTTTCCTCACAAAGTCGGCAGACACTACACCTCTCATCGACGTTCACGACATCCATTGTGAGTGCGCTTGCAATGACACTTTCTCCGAAACAGCAAGCAGCGCTAGCCAAAGCTCCACCAGCACGAAAGGCAGCACTGCGAGCGATGTACGAACGCCAGCAGAGCCAGAAGAAGAAGGCACCACCACAACTCAAGAGCGCGCCAGCTCGGAAAACAATGCCCGTTCCGAAGCCATTGTCGTTTGCATTTGACGGCTTTGACAAACGGCATCTGCCTTTGGACGAGCTTACTGCTCCCTACACAACAACAAATTTTGTTGGCGTCCTTGAATTCAGCACCACTCCGACTATGGACCAGGTGGTGGTGGTGTGCCCACGCGCATACAAAGCGGACGGACAGACAGGTCCCGGCGGTCTCACGGATTACATTGCGATGGTGTACGATGCTAATGAAACCATCGATGGCGCCATACCGGTCTTGGACTATTTACGCGCTCCTATCATCGATATTCCAACCATCGATGCATCAGTGCAACATACTTCCGTGCGTGCCAGGCTCCACAATTTATCCGTCCGGCTAGAATGCCTTGGTACCAACACTGGGTTGTATCCACCTGGTTCTGCCTACATTGGTACTGTGCCAATGATAGAAACTGGCAATGGTAGCACCGGACAGGTCGAGGCGCTATCGATTAGACAGGCTTGGGCAGACGATTCTATCGCAGTGGGGTATTTAAAGAGCGTTCCAGCCGCCTCATTGGTACAAAGGCCGATCACCATACATTCGGCAGTCGCGGAGACCGTTTCTTACAAGACCTGGAGGGACATGTTTGTTCCATCCACTGCGGCCGACAAAGGATCGCTGGCCTTCGTGTCTTCCTTGGAGCCTATAGTGGTATATGTTCCGCGGACTGGCGCTGGTACTACCTCTGTGCAATACCGATTGGTGGTCGGGCAACAGTGGTGTTCGCGTCATCCACACAATGTGATGTTGCGCTCTACTGCCAAACAACATCCAGCGACCGCCCCGGGGATTTGGCATCAGGCCTTGGGT